GTTCAGGGCTGGGCCGTCCAGTTCTTCAGTCATATGCTGAGGTGGTTTGGTTTTTCTGAGGAGTTTATCGAAGGTTTCAGGAGTGAAAAGATATCAAAAAAGTTACGTGATAGGGTTATCAAGATTATGACCGATTCTGGTGAGATATGGACTTATCTCATCAACACCACCTCTTCGACTGGCCGAGAGTGTGCTATGTTTAACCTAAAACCTGGGTTACCTATGGCCTCTGGTGGCGATGATCTCATGCGTGGCATTCAGCCTTTTGTGAGTCACGAGTATTTGTCTGTGAAACATCTAGATCCTAGTATAGACAAGAGGTTCACGTCAGAGCGAGGAGAGTTCTGTAGTTTCATTGTCAAAAATGGTCGTCTCTTTAAAGATCCAATCATACTCCTGAAGAGGTTTCTTGGCAAGCACGCGATGGGCAAGGGAAATGACGCCTGTCTAGGGTACTTTTCCCTGTGGTCTATGAATTACCAGCAGAGTGAGAGGTTAGTAGACGCTTTCGATGAAGATGAAATGGTCGCTCATACACTCTTGACACGAATCATGATGAACCTGAAACGGTATGACATCAAGGTCAAACCTGACTGGTCCAAGATGAGAATAGACGGTGAAAGTAGTGAGGAAGTTGGGGCTATAGAGTATTTCAGTGAGCCGGAGGTTAATGATTATTTCGACAAGTTGAATTCCACGGTCCAGCCTTCAGAGGCGGATTATCAAAGGAGCTACAATAATTTCCTAAATTCGTCTCACGATTATGGACCCTATTGAGCGTTTGTATGGGTAGACCCCAAGAGTTTGATCCTATATATAAATGTCTCTACCAGTTACCGGTGTTCAAGTCGATTTTCAGCAAGCTCCGCATGAGAGTGGAGTTTCCGTGGTTACAGGTTTCACAAAACAAGTTGTTATAAGTTTTGGGACTAAGACAGGTTACACAGACACGTTAGCTAACCTCCTGGTCGAAGATATGCACGGTTGTGGTCGTGTTGTTTTGGAGAGTATTTCAGCTACTTTAGTTACTAGTGCAGCAGATCAGTTTTTCAAGTTTGGCATAGCCGAAGAAGGTTCTAGTGCCTCTATCGATCATACTTGTATGATGCCTGGAGGAGTGAACATTCGAAGCAACGCCTACAATTATGGTACTCAGCTTTCTTTTCCCATTGTTCCTAGAGGAACGGTATCTCGC